TGTTGATGTCAGCCATACTCTAGCATGAGTAGCCATACCAGATGGAAGGAATGCCTTTAATATATTGGTCTTAATGAAAGAGCACTCGTCAGCTATGATTACATGAGGCGAATAGCCTCTGAGAGAGACTCCTGTTTCACCTGTAGCCCTAGTGATAATCTTGCTTATACCATTATTATCTAGAAATTTAACCCATAGTTCAGACTGTGTGTTTCTTACAATATATCCTTTGAGGAACTCGTTGTTGATTACTAGGCTTCTAATCCTGTCAAACATAATTGTTGCCTGATTTTGTGTAGGTGCTGCTATTACTATGGTACATTCTTTGTTTACAGTCTTTAACATTAGAGGAGCAAAGAACGCAAAATGTATAGCCTTTACAGCAGTAGATGTAGTCTTACCTACCTGCCTTCCAGAACGATATACAATGAATCTTTCCTGACAATCCACATATTTTTTATTATAATCAAACAACTTATGGTCAAGAAACATCTCACTAAACAGGCTTGGGTTTGAAGCACAGTCTGCTATAGTTTGTACGAAGTTTTGCCTTTCTTCTAATACCTGTTTTTCTGGTCTAGCCATGACATTTACACTTACACTCCATCATCTCTGCGATTACCTCATCAGTACAATGTCCACATAAAAAGCAACAAAAGTTTCTAGGCAAGCTTTAACTTCCCCCTTAACTCGTCTATCTGTCTTAATTTTCTTTCTCTTTTCTTTTCTATTGCTGCCAGTTCTCTCATATACCTGTTAAATCTTAATGTTGAATTGTCAGTCATTGGTCACCACCACCATAGAATTTTCTAGTTGACAAATCCCATCTTCCTGTTCCTGTTCTCTTTGGTTTCCTATTTCTCCACCAAATTCCACCAAACCAGCCGATGGTTATTCCACCCACTAGATAACATCCACAAAGGAACCATAAGAATAAACCGTCTTCCATTTAATCACCAACTTTTCTCGCTTTTATCTGTCTAAAGATATTTGATATGTCTCCTGTCTTGTCAAACTCTGTTCTTTCTGTTACAACTATCTTACTGTTTAGATCATTAATTGATTTCACTATCTGTAATAACGTATTAATTTCTGATTTTGTGTTTCTATCTGGTATATTCCCATCCATCTTAGCCTGTGTTAAAGCCATAAGAACGTTTTCAAATGACAGCTTAGCTAGCATATCTATCATAGCCTTCAAGTCTTCTGGATTTCTTGTATCTAAGGTATTAATGAATTTAACAAAGTCTTCCCTGATGGCACACACTGCACCCTTTTCATACTTTGGGCACTTGCCATTTCCACCATCATCAACAGATCTGTATACACATTGGTCACATAACGCTGGTATGTTTGCAGTTTTTAGATGCTTAACAGAGTTAAACGGAGATATCGTCTTTCTCTTATCGATGGAAATCCTGCCTTCAATAGGCTCTATCTTGAACAAATCATCCTTAGTCATGAATAACAATTATTAAATCAATTATTAAAGTTTTCGTCATACATATTTAAAGCCTTACACATAGGCATAAACAGCAGTGCGAGTGGTATTTTAAGCAATGCGAAGTAGTCTGCATTAATAACATCGTTTATATTTATGCCTAACTTGTCCATATTATCCTTGTAAACCTCACATGAATGCCTTAACATTGGTACCATACCCCTGCCCTTTTTACCAAAATACATAGAGTAGGTGGTGTTAGCATTCCATACTTCTGTCTTTTTACTCATGGCAGCAGAAACCCAACCACTAGTATCTATACTATGAAATTTCCTATCTTGAATAAACTTACCTTTTGCCAGACCATGAAACTTTAAGTTAGCAGGCAGTTTTCTTATCTGATCCTCTGTTTCAAACTTACCTTTTATCTCTCCGAGACAGACATATGAACCTGTCTTTGGTCTTATCCTGCTTATATGATGTAGGTAGTTTCCCTGTAATACAGGAAGTGTCCAATCTATTCCTTCCTTTTTCTCCTTTTCCCAGTGCTTTATAGTCTCTTCCATGTTATAATATACATCAAACTGTGTAGCATAATCATAGTATTCTTTCTTGGATTTTAGCCAGTCATGATATTTATCCTCTTTTACTCCTATACCAGCGACAACCATGATTGAGTCAAAGTTACCGTAAAATTTCTTTATATTGGCGTATGAATACTTGTATGATAAAAGGATGTTTTTAACCCCACAAGCCTTAAGAGTCTCAAGATGTGCCTTGTTGTTAGCATTAAAGTAAATCTTCGTCATCTTCTTCAATAACCCAACGAAGTGCTCTCAGCATACCACGAAGTTCTGTATCATCTACATTAGCAAATCTAGCAGGAACTCCATATTCTACAGGGTCTATAGGCTCATGTGCTAGTGCTTCATGAAAATAAAGAACTAGGTCTCTTATGTGATCTTCAGCCTTCAATCTTATCACTCTCATCTGTAAAGCATTTAGTAGCAAATGGGCAGAAAGTATCACACATATAACAAAACGTTCTTTCTGGTAGTATCTTCTGTGTATATGATTCCTTAATAATCTTAGCTTTTTCTACCATATCCTGTAATGTTTTCTCTATTGGGTCTAGTTTAAACGGTAATATTGATGGTTTGTCAACCTTGTCTTTTGGTACATTATTAGAGATATAAATAACTGCACCTAACTTTGCATTTATATTATAACATTTATCAAGAAGAACTCGATATCTATTAATCTGGTCTTTATGACTATCACTTGGCTTTGAATTGTATTTTGAAAAATAATCAATAGCTCCTGTTGTCTTCTTATCACATATAATCCACTCATCTTCTATCTTAACCAAATCATCTATTGAGCCATATATTATATCTAGGTGTCGTGTGTCATCAGGTTTTAATGCCTGTGCTTCTTCAAGACTTATTGGCTCATCTTTCACATAATCATAACCAAGAAACATTTCATTGTATTTTTTATCATCATTTAACATTGTTGCCTGATGAACTACCTGACCATAGAATAGACTTCTTATACTATCTGAACTTTGGGGGTGTTTAATAAACTTGCCATACATTACATTTCTTAAACATGGTTTGATCAAATCTGATACATGAATGGTACCTAATCTCTCCGTCTCAAGAGCCTTCATTTGTGCCTTTCTCCAAGCGAAATACACCTTACTTTTTACTTTATCTAGCGTTAACATGGAATGCTATAGATTAATGCCTAATATAAATGTTTAGTTATGTCTTCTAAAACGGCTTTTACATTCACATTTACCACAACCGTCAATATTATCATGGTCTTGTTGTATATGATCACATCTTTCACAAACTCCACCTGATGTTACAGTTATATGTGTCATTAATAACTCTCCTCTATTACGAAACTGAACGTTTGTGTTTGTTCTACTATGGTACCAGCCGAATTTAAAAGTTCTATCTCTCCTTCCCATCTTCCTGCATTTGCAACAACTGTATCATTAGCAGTTAATGCATAGATTACTATTCCACTAGCTCTATTATCATATGTTATAGCACCATTAATTAACAGTGTACCGTCTGGTTTCCATACTTTCCACCTTCCTGTATTATATGTGCTCTGATCTGTTAATGATTTAGCACTTCCTGTAGCATCATTTATAGTTAATTCTAGTGTGGCTCTACTACCAGCCTTTATCCTATATTCTATTGCTCTACCTCTTACCATTGACATTATCGGTCTGCACCCTTTATTGAGTGTCCACGCTTATAAGTTTTTACAGACTTACCTCTTCCGAACAACCTTGCAATCTTCCTGATTCTCACAAATCCTTCTCTTAATATCTTTCCAGTAAAGTGTAATACTGCTACACTCTCTGTTATAATCCTTACAAATCCTTTTTGGTCAAACTCTGCTTCTGCTATTCCTAATGAATTGGATATAGTTCTTAAGAGATTAGAAAGTCTTACCTGAATTTCTGATATAGCCATACTCTCTGATAATATTCTTAACCTTGCCCTGAGATTCTGTGCCACTTCTGATATACTTGTAGATTCTGTCAAGATTCTAACCATAGACCTTACCCTGTAATTAGTTTCTGCCACGCTAATATTAAATTCTAAGATT